TTAGGAGGACATTATTATGGCTATTACTAGCACTTTCCAACATTCGTACCACAAAGCATTTCAGGCTTTAGCCCAACAGATGAAATCACGGTTGCGTGATGCAGTAACCAATTATCCTACTCAGGGTGAAGCTATTGACGTACCTCAGATTGCCAGTACAGCGGCTCAAGAAGTTTCCGCTTCTAATCAAAGTACTTCCGCAATCTCAATGACCACAAAGAATCGTAGAATCGCTATCCGTAGATTCAATCATCCAATGCTCGTAGATAGGTTCGATCAACAGAGAACCATTATAGATCTTAAATCACCTTACGTAAGAAATGGTGTCATGAGTCTAAATCGTTCTATTGACGATCTCATTATCTCAGCGGCTACTGGTTGGGCTTTAACCGGGAAATACGGAACCAGTTCTACAGCTTTCGATGCCACCATGACTGTAACTTTGAGTGCAGGATGGAGTGTAGAAAGAATTCTTGAAACTAAGAGACTGTTAGACGCAGAAGAAAATGATGAGCAAATCGACAGGTATCTAGTCATTAGTTCACTAGGTCTTAAACAACTGCTTGGACAAACTCAGGTGACTTCATCTGATTATGCCGCAGTTAAAGCACTAGTGAATGGTGAGCTTAGTTACTTCGCTGGTTTTAACTTCATTCGTTCAGAGCGTATGACAATTTCTCAGGGGTTAGCTTGGGCCAAAGACGCAATGGGCCTTGCTGTAGGAGAAGACATTTATACTGAGGTCGGGCCTAGACGAGATCTGAATAACTCGGATCAAATCTACCTTGAGTTCATGTTAGGTGCTTCCAGACTACGTGAAAAAGGTGTTGTCAAAATTATAAATGCCTAAGAGATGAGCTTTGGCTCATAGCTTAAATACTAAAAAGGGTTTAGTGGGTAGGTGTGTATTTCACATTGAACACTAAACCCTTTTCTTTTTTTAGGGAGAATAACTTATGGCTTCAAAAGTCGGAATAACCAATAGAGCATTAGCCGCTATTCGTGTACCGTCAATTACTTCTTTGACAGAGGATAGTGATCCTGCCAGAAAAGCAAACATTTTTTTCGATGATAGTTTGGATTACTTACTTACACTTCATCCGTGGAATATGAATACCTACCGGACTTCATTAGCTAGGTTGACTACAACTCCGGTATGGGGATGGAAGTATGAGTTTTCCTTACCTACCAATCCATATTGTCTCAAGGTTCAAAAAGTATACAATGAGATTGACTATGAAATCGAAGAAAGAAAATTGGTTGCAGATGAAACAATTGTAAAGATTAAATATCTAGGTAGGATAACTGATATGAATTTACTTCCTGCTACCTTTCGTGAAACTTTATCTTATTACTTAGCTTCACTTTTAGCCGGGGCTGTAGTTGGTTCTGCCGAAGTACAGACAAATATGGAGCGCAAGTTCCTATGGGCTTTCAATAAGGCAAAAGCTAGAGATGCACAGGAAGGAACTCCTACAAGGAGAGTACAGGGAAGATGGATTGATGCACGTTTTGACTATCGAAACAAATTAAAGGTGCTACCAAATGACAACTAAAAACTCACGCATGTACAATGCCTTTACTTCTGGTGAACTATCTCCACGTCTTGACGGTAGAACTGACCTTGATCAGTATTATAAAGGTGTCAAGACTCTTACTAATTTCTTTGTTCATGCTCATGGTGGTATCACTAAAAGGCCGGGAACAAGATTTATCGCAGAAGCAGGGGATGGATCACAAGCAGTAGTACTTGTTCCTTTTGAATTTTCTACTACTCAAGCTTACATCTTAGAATTTGGTGATGAATATATCAGGTTCTTTACTCAAGGTGGACAGATAGCTACAAGCGCAGGACAGCCGTATGAGATTGTTTCTCCGTATGCCGCAGAGGATTTAATGGATTTGAAGTATTCTCAGAGCGCAGACGTTATGTACATTGTTCATCCTGAATATCCTGTATATAAGATTTCAAGATTTGCCAATACTACATGGACAATCGAAAAGGTTACATTTTATGGTGGGCCATTTTTTGATTTAAACGTGACATCAACGGAGGTAATTGCTGATGCAACTACAGGAGGGGTAAACCTTTCCGCTTCATCAGGGATATTTGATTCTGATCATGTGGGATCATTTTGGCAGATCAAGGATTCGTTTACTGAATCTGATGTTGTTTCCGGTGCGGCTTCTTGGTCTATTGAAATCTCCGCAGATATTGGAGAAGAAGTTACAATCGGTATTACTGGAACTTGGGAGGGTACGATTACTACACAAGTTTCCTTTGATGAAGGTCAAACGTGGGTAGATATATTTACTCAAACTGAAAACCTTACTCAATTATATACTTCAACTAGTGACGGTTCATTGTATAGAGCAGGATTTTCCTCCACCGGATGGACATCTGGTACAGCTAATGTTGCTTTAGTCAAACTTGACTACTATGGATATATGCGTGTCGATACCTTTACTGATTCACAAAACGTATCAGGTGCGGTAATAAAGGAATTACCTCATACAAATGTTACTTACAATTGGGCCGAAGGAACATGGTCTGATTACAGAGGGTATCCAAATGCGATTGCTTTTTATGAGCAAAGACTTTTGTTCGCAGGAAGTCCTGCAAGACCGCAGACTATATGGGGTTCACAGACAGATGATTTTGAAAACTTTGAAAATGTAGCAAACAACTTAGATGAATCGTATACCTATACCGTAGCTAGTCAATCGGTTAATACTATTCAATGGATGTTAGATGCATCCAGACAATTACTATTTGGTACTAACTCAGGTGAGTGGAAGTTCGGTGATCCAGAAACTCCTACATCTCCTGTATATGTTAACATTAAAAAACAAACACCGTATGGATCAGCGGATATACAGGCTCAAGCTATTGACAGGTTTACAGTTTACATCCAGCGTGGAGCAGAGAAAATTAGATCAATGGGGTACGACCTTAGATATGACTCATTCATCTCACCGGAAGTTTCGCTATTAGCGGAGCATTTATTTCAATCTGGAATTATAGATATGGCTTATCTATCTAATCCTGATCCGTCTGTCTACATGGTAGATAATGATGGTGACTTGATTGTTCTAACTCTTGATCCAAATGCAGAAGTAAATGCTTTTGCCAGATGGGAAACTCAAGGATCATTTGAATCAGTTGCTTCTATTCCCACTTCTGCCGGGGCTGATGAGTTATGGTGTGTAGTAAAAAGAAATATAGATGGTTCGGATGTACGATACATTGAATATTTTAAGCAGAATGAAATCGGAGATGATGGAGATTACAGTAGAAGTTATTATGTAGATTCTGGAATTGACGGTACATTTCCTACAGGAACTTACACTCCATCAGGAGCAGATCATCTTGACGGAGAAACGTGTAAAGTACTTGTAGATGGTGCTACGCAAGCAGATGTAGTAGTCTCCGCAGGAACTTTTACTTTAACTACTAGTGGAAGTTTTATTATAGCAGGACTTGGTTATGATGCAAAAGTTGAAACAATGAAGTTAGAAATTCCAACAAGAACTGGAAGTGGTCAAGCCAAACCTATGAGTACCTTTAGAGTCATTGCAAGGCTACAGGATACCGTGGGTTTAAAGGCAGGAGATTCAGAAACTTCGGCTGATGTTATACCGTTTAGAAGTTCGGCAATGCTAATGAATCAACCTGTTCCACTCTATTCAGGAGATAAGGAAATTTTTCTTAACACAGGGTACAAGACAGCACAAGAGGTATGGTGTATTTCTGATCAACCTTTACCATGTACTATCTTGGCCTTGATCATAGACATTAGGGTATCGGAGTATTAATTATGGGATTTTTTGATTCAATAGGAGACATTTTTTCGGGTAGCGGCTCTTTACTAGGAAATGTAGTTGACATTGCAGGAACAGGAATTGGACTGTATAGCGATTACAAATCAGGGAAAGAAGCAAAGAAGTCTGCCGAAGATCAAGCAGACTCAATAATAGAAGCCGCAGAGAATAACAGGCAACTATCTTTATACGATGCTTCTGTTTCAGAGAAAGAAGCTATTGAAGCGTTCAAGTCTAACCAAAGAAATTTGAAGCTACATTATAGAATGGCTGATAGTTTACTTGGAGCGCAAACTGTAAGTTATGCTAAAGGTGGAGCAGTAGCCAGTACTGGCACACCGATAGATGTAATGGAGCAGACAGCAATTAGACTAGGTGAAGACGCTAGGATAATTCAGTATGAGGGTAAGAAAGCTGTCGATCAAAGAAAGTCACTAGCACATAGGTATCGTTTACTAGCTGATGCTGGACTCAGGGATGCTTCTGCAACTGCCGCTCTAATTGAAAAGACAGGTGACTATAAATCAGATGCGTTTGACTTACAAATGATTCAAAGAATTATAGGATAAGGGAGAAGTAATAGTATGGCTACAATACCAACATTTCAAGGTGAAGCAAGAATCTCAGGAGAAGCCGGGGTTGTACGTAGTTTAGGTGGTGAACGTCAAAGAGCGCAGGATTATTCTGCTCTTGAATCAGCTAAGTTACAGAAGCTAAATCAGGTATCTAATATTGGAGAACAGGTTACAGGCATAGGTAAGAAGATAAAGGATGCCAGAGATGCAGAAGATTTAGCAGATGCAAGGCTTGAGCTACTTAACGGATATATAGAAATTGAAAATACCTTTGTTCAAGAAGACTTTCGGGAGAATAACAGACCTGAAACTTATGAAGACATTTACCAGAATCTATCAACTCAACTTAACAATAGAATCCAGACCGGGGCCGGGAAATATTCTGACAGGGTTAAAGGTGCTATTGCTAACGAACTTGCTGAACAACAAATCAAATCTAAAGTTACCGTAAGATCCATTGGTAACAAGCATGAGATTGACAGGGTTCAAGGTGAAGTGATTAACAAACTTGAGTTCTATGAAAATGCCGCAGTTAAAGCTCACCTTTCTGGAAATACAGAATGGTACACGAAAGCATTGACTGATGCACGTTCTTACCTTGAATCTAAGAAAGGTGTAGTAGGTGAAAGAGCGGTTGAAGCTACAATGAATGACTTCAATAACAGAATCAATAAAACAATCTTGGAAGTAGAAATTGATAAAGATCCGATTGGTTCACTTGAAGCGATAAAGAAAAACGAAATTGGACTAGACGAAGCAGATAAACTTTACTACGAATCTATTGCTACTGCTAAAGCACTTCAATTTAAAAAGTTACAGATAGCTATGTTCGATAAGCAGGAAGCACGTAACACGAAGTTACGTAATGCACAAATAAAAAGGAATGATCTTTTAACTACTGTTCAATATCACCAAGGCAAGATTAATATTAAAGATGTTTTAAACCGTGGTGAGATGGGAAACATTAGCACTTCTGTAGTTAACAACCTAGTCAATGAGTGGCAATCTCCAAGCTCAAAGGTTGATAATCCAGATGTAGTTGCAGATCTAAATTACCAACTTGCTCTTGGTCAAGACATTTTAGTAAACGCTAAAGAACAATATGATCTTGGAAACTTGAAAGGAAGTACTTATTCCTCATTGGTAGGAAAGGTGGGAGATAAAAAATATAAATTAGCAGTAAACGAATTGAAGCAATCATTAGGTATTGATATGGTTACGGAGAGTCTATTTCAAAGTACTGGTAGAGGACAAGAAGCCAGAGTAAGGAAACAGGTCTTTCCTAAAGCAGTAACTACAATGAACGCTAAGATCAATTCAGGAATGGAACCTACTCAAGCCGCAAGGGAAACGATTACAGAATATAAGGTAAACGTAGAAAGAGTGGGAGTGGATATAACTACAAGAAATACTAAATATCAAAATGATATTCAAACAATGAAAATGCCAGATGCTAGTTATTGGCCTAATAGTGATAAGTTAAACAAACAGAACATTATGAAAAATTTGATTAACTTACAGAATAAATTTAATAGCGGTGAGATTAAACAGCAAGAATATAATGATGAGATATTCTGGTTAAATAACTGGTATCAAATGGCTACTAAAGGAGATATGGAGAGTTTAAATATAACTCCGCAAAGTGCAACTTCGATAGTAGATAAAGAGAAGTTTATAATTGAAGAAACAAACCGTCAAAAAGAAATAGACGATTTGAATACTTTTAAATCCAGACGATAAGAGGATAACGATGAGTGACAAAATTTTATTAGACTATGAAACCTTTGCTCCAGAAGACGTATCACAATCAGATGATATATCATTAGAGCAAATGGAAACTACAAGCCATACTGATAGTGCTAACTGGATGATTGATGAGTCATTGAAAGATTGGCATAAGAAACAAGTTGCCAATGAAGTAAATGAGATTGCCGCAGGGAATTTTCCAGAAAATCCTACTCCTGAACAGCAAGACCTAATCAATGGAGTCAATAGATTAAATGAACTCATGGGTGAAGGTCGGGAAATGACTACGGAGGAACAATGGGTATTAGATCAAATAGATCAAGGTACATCAATGCAAGATATTCAAGCAGAGATGGGAGGATTAGAAGCTCCGATATTCGATCCTACAATGCTTTTCGCAGACATTGTTACAGGTGGACAGACCGCAATAGCCAGAGGTGCGCTCAAAGCAGGATTAAAAGAGGGTACTAAAATGGTAGGTAAGCAAGTCAAAAGAGAAGTTCTTTTTGGAATAGGTGCTGATACTGCAATGCTTACAGCTAACGCTATGGGAGTATCTCCTGTATTCGAAGCTCTATCAGGAATTGCAGGGCCGATGGTGGCAAGTCTTATTTTAACTGGTGGAAGATCAGCTATCAAAAAACATCTAAAAACATGGAGAAAAACTAATCCAGATCTTCATAAAGGAGTCATGGATATAGCTGTAGAATTTAAAAACAATAGAAGAATGGCTCAACTTCTAAAAGATAGTGAAGTGAATATGAAAAGAAGTGGGCCAGATCCTCTTGATATAAAGATTGAAGCGACTAAGCAACAATTTTCCGCTAAGAACATGGAACTCAATCAGCTTGACGTTGATGCACGTTCAAGAGAATTGACTCCTGATGAAGTTGCTAAGAGGGAAACTTTGACAGGTGAAATAGATCAACTGCAAACTAACTACGATACTTTGATGCAACAAACAGAATTGATAACTGTTAAAAGGAGAACTAAATCTCAAGGTGCTACTCCTGTATCTGATAAAACTATTGATGAAGTATTAACTAATCCAGCAAATACATACGACCTTAATATTAACTGGAAAAGAATGGAGTCCGGTGAAGATGTTCAAACCATAATCAATAAACTATCAAGTACAATTAAAAATGATATTAAGAAAGCAAGACGTGGAACCATGAACAATGAGCAGATTACTAAAGAAGCTCTGAACAAACTTGCTAATGATACAAACATACTTCCTGAAATTCTTGAAAGACAGGTAGGACAAATATTTAAAGCAGAAGATATTACTGCCGCAAGAATAGTTATGAAACAATCTTTTGATGAAGCTTCAACTGTAGCACAAAAATATCTTTTAGATAAATCTACTGAAAACCTTGAAGCATTAACTAGACAATGGGCAACTTCTCAAAAGATATTGCTTGCTGTTACTGGTTCTCTGTCAGAGACAGGTAGAGCATTACAGGCTGGAAGAATTGAAGTAGGGCTATCGAAAACAAAGATAGGAGAAGTTGAAGCAGTAATGTTTGGAGGAACAGCAAATCCAATAAACACAACTGAACTTGCTACCATGCTTGCAGGGTTAAGTGATAATACTACTGGTATGTCAAAGTTTATGAAGAACGCTCCACATGCTGAGAACGCTGGTGCTTTCAGGACTCTTTGGATTAATTCTCTTTTATCTTCTCCACAGACTCATGTAGTCAATGGGATAGGAAACCTTTCAACAATGGTATTACAGATACCAGAAAGAAAGTTAGCTAACTGGATTGGTAAGATCCACGGTACGGAGCATGTTGCTTCCGGTGAATCTAAAGCACTTCTATTCGGTATGGGTCAAGGTATAAAGGATTGGTGGAAAGTAAAAGGTGATCTTGATGCGTTAGCAGAATTGATTCCTACTCAAGCAAGAAGTAAAATTGAAGTAGCTAATAGTAATTTAATTGAT